CTGTGGAGAGAATGTTTGCGAGTTCTGCCTCAGCATTGAGACCGTGGATTGCCTTCAGATCCTGTGCGAGTTCTAAGGAGTACTCTGCCTTCAGTGCTCTTGACTTAGCAGTAACGGTGACCTTCTCAATCGAGAATGCCATCTGGTTGAAGTCATTACCTGCTTCACCCAGTCCTTCAGCATCCTCAGTGTCCATACCACGACCGACTGAGTAAGCAGTCTCGTTAGCATTAGGATTGAGAATACCAGGGTTGTCTCCTCTCTGAGTGTCCGTACCGAAACCAACGGATGCTCCAGCAGAACCGGAAACGTATGGTGCACCCAGTGCGTTGTTGGTGCCGATTCCGGAGAATGCGGTGTTTGCTTCGTCGAACAGTGCTTCAGTTCCGCTCTGGTTGGTGTAGCGGGAACGCATTGCGAAGATCAGTCCGGTAGGACCGTTCATTGGTTGAACGCCAGCCAGGTCATATGCGACCAGGTTAGGCATTGCACGTCTGATCAGGGAGATCAGAACAGGGTCGAAACCTGCGGTAGGACCACCGTCAGCAGCACCAGCAGAGAAACCTGCGGTTGCGCCCGATGAACCGGTTGCGTTTGTTGGTGCTTCGGACAGGAACTCACGCTCCTCACGAAGTGCTCTTTCTTGGTTCTCCAGGAGAACTGCGGTAACCATTCTACGATGGGAATCTTTGATTCCACCTTCGTGATTAAGAATAGGTGCCCACTTCTCCTGCAGGTATTCAGCATTGAAACCTTGCATTTGAATTTTACCTCTTAAAAGTTTTAGTTTGACTTATAATTAAAAAATCACTTTTTAGAAACTCTGGTCAGAGTTGTGAGATATGATTCCATCAGAGGTGATGCAGAAGTTGTTGCTTCAACATCAGAACTTTCAGAAATATTCTCTGACTGGTCTCTTTGAGCTCCGGCATTCTCTGGGAAGTATGACTTACGCAGAGTTACCAGTTTCTCACGATAGTTCTCTTCACTATCAAACTCAACATTTTCGGCAAGAGAAGCGAGTTTATCCTTCTGTGAAAGTGCAAGACCTTCGCAGACCTCGGAGAAGATTGCTTCAGCAACCGACTCAGCTAATCTTTGGTTGAGAGCAATATTTGACTTAATTTGCTCGTTGAGTTTATCTTCCATCTCATCAAGTTTTTCTACCATGCTATTGAGTACATCATACTTCTCTTCAGGGATTGTTACATAATGTTCTTCAAAAAGACTCTTCATTCCAGTGAGGAATGATTCGGTCATTTCAGTCTTGAGACCTTGCTCAACTGCGAGTTGATTCTCGGTCATCCACTCTTGAGCAACATACTCAAGATAAGCATCAACTCTATCGGTCAGTTCTTCCTTAATGACAGAAACTTCCTCTTCAAGAGTTGCTTCATATTGTGCCTTCAGTTCTTCTTGAACTTCGGCAACTTTTGCCTTGATAGCAGTTTCAAAAATGGTACGTGCCTTTTCTTGGAATTCTTCAGAGAGTTCCTCACCGGCAAGAAGTGCTTCAACATCTTCTTCGATGCTGTACTCTGCTTCGATGGTCTCCTCTTCTTCTTCAGTAGTCTCTTCTTCAGAAACTACCTCATTAGTGATTTCCTCTTCCTCTTCAACAACTTCTCCTTCAACTTCTTCCTCTTCCTTCATACCCTTAGGCATGGCTTCAGCAGGCTTGGCACCTCTGTTCACAATGTCTTTGACAGTTGCGATTGAAGGTTCTTTGAGTTTGGCAGAGTTGTCATCTGCTTTATAGTTTTCTGGGGTTGGGCCACCGAGATCCTCTACAGAAGGCTGTCCTGGAGTAGTACCGGACAGTTTTTGCATTGGTTCAGCTGCAGCAGCACCTTTGGTTACTACGTTTTCCATTTCTTGTAAATTGCTACCAACGGACATTAGATTATTAGATTTTGTATTAATCTATATTTATTTATAAATTAAAGATTTGATAGGAAATCATTCCATAACTGGAGTTTATGTTCCTCAAGTCTTCTTTGATCAACAAGAGTGTTAATTCTCTTCTGAGTCTTTTCTGCGAGTTGTTCACGAAGAATTCCTCCTTCCCAAACCCACTCTTTTCCTTCCATAATTCCTGAGACAAATGCGTCAGGAGCAGAAGGATCGGCAACGATATCAGCAGCAGTTGCTAACATGAAATCTTCGCCAACAATTTTATGACCCTCATTGGTCATCTTGAGTGAACCTACACCACGAGAAGAAACACCAAGCATAACTCCTTCACTAATGAGAGATTTTGCAATCTTACCCATTGGAGTTTCAAGAAGTTGTGCCTTACCTCTAAAGTTTGTTCCCTCTTTTGTGAGAGAAACAATCTTGTGAGAAACGCGATCGAGGTTTACTGTAGGTCCATCGGGGTGACCAAGTTCACCGAGAGCACGTCCCTTTGAAATAAAAGATTCATTATATCTACCAACCTCTCTTTCAAGAGTGTTCATAGGATACATTCTACCATTACGATTTTTGATGTCACCTTGAAGGAAAACTCCCTCAATGTACATCTTTTTACCAGCACCTTTGCCCTCTACGACAAATTCTACTTTTGAAATTTCTTCTGTAATGAGTTTCATTGTTTATCCTGTGAATCCTACTTTTAAACCTACAACTAATGCATTTGATGCTGAGATTTGATCCTGAGGACCTTTTTCAAAAAATTCAACATGGTTTTGTGGCAGTGTTACTGATGCAGTATCTGCATATCCAGTATTAGTACTTTTTGCAATACTGACAGTTGCGACTCCACTAACACCATTAAAAACTCTAACTACGGTTGCATTATCTAAAGTAGTTGCCACATTAAGTGCAACCTCATTTCCAACACCAACTAATAAAGTTCTTGTCATTATTCTTGATCCTCGGATTGTTGTTCGTCACCAAACATGGATGCACCAACTGTTGGACGAATATTATTGATACGTTCCGATGCTTTTGCATACAAAACGTCTTTAATCTTGTCACTAATATCGGATGCTGAAGAATCAGATCCGATTAAATTTACAATTTCTTCCATGAAAACATACAATGACTATATTTTTTATTTATATCTCGGCAGCTTTGCCATCAGCATCAGTGATTCCACCATTCACTTCTGGTTCCATTGGAACATCTCCCAACATTCCCTGCTCACCTTCTGTTGGTAATGGTTCTCCAGTGATCGGATCTACAGAATTTGGATCAGGAATGATACCATCCTTGATTTCCTGTTCAATTTGCTCATCCATTTCAATGATTTCTCCATCAGTCTGACGAAGAACTTTCTTACGAACCCACTCGGTTGAATAGTATTTGCCAATATAAGGTTCAATAGTTGCGAGAATACCGAGTCTCTCATTCAACATTTCAGTTTCTTTCAGTTCTGCAAACTGATTATCATACAAGAAATCATATTGAATGTGATCACTGATTTTTTCCCAATCTTCTGGAGATACAATATTCTTGAGAATCAATTGTGTTTTCAGCATGTCACTGAACAACTGTGCAAATCTTTTTCTTAAACGACCAACAAACTTAGCAAACTTAAGTTCATCTCTTAGAATCTCGGAAGAACGACCAAGATTGAATCCACCATCAGCAGCAATTCTTGATTCGGGAACACCAAGAGAACGATAAAGTTTCTTTTGGAAATATTCAATATCAGAAAGTTCTCCCAGATTTTGTCCACCAGGAAGAGTTGTAATCTCAGTTCCTCTACCACCCTCTCTTCTAGGAAGCCAAAAATCTTCCATCATGGACATAAATTTGCGATCATCACGAACTTCACCTGTGTTTGCATCATACACAAGTTTGTTACGATAACGCATCATAACATCACGCAGATATTGTTCTGCCTTTAGTTTTGGAAGATTACCGACATCAATGTAGAATATTCTGCGTTCTGGTGCTCTCGATAATCTATAGATAACGAGAGAATCCTCAATCATTCTAAGTTGATTGAGTGACTTGATTGCTTTATGGAGATAAGAAAGAACGTTTCCTTTGTTGCGATCAACTAAACCAGAAGTGCAATATGTGATGGCATCTTTTGCAATCTTAGTTCCTTTGGATCCACCACCACCTGTTAAGTTGCTTGTTGGATATGCTGGTTTTGGTGTGTAGAGAAAATATTCTTCAATCTCTGGTGCAATGCCGTTTTTAGATTCATCCCTACCAGGAATATTTGGTCCAATGATATTTTTATCATTTTTCTTTTCCTGGCGGACAAACCGCATTTTCATTGGATCAATATACCTCAGTTCTTTGATTCCTTCTTGAGGTTTGTTGAGATCGATTACTTTATGGTAATATATACGACCATCTACATACCAATTTCTAAAAATCTCATGTGCTTTTTTATCAAAATCTAAAAGTTCTTTAAGATACTTAAACTCTTCTCGAATTACTTTTTTTAACTTATCAGTGGCATTGAGATTGGAAAGTTCAATCTCAATGGGAGAGTCATAAAGGTCACTAACAAGTGCCTCATTGACAACATCTTCAATCGCACCATCACATTCTGGATGGAGAGACATTTCTCTGTATCTTCTGATTAAATCAAATTCTGTTCTATATTGCCCTTCAATATCTACATACGAACCATAAAATCCACTGCTAATATAGTTATCAACCCCGTCCTCGTTATTTTCGGGGACGGGGGAAACTATAGTCTTGGATTTCTTTTCTGTATCCTCAATAGAAAAACCAAAAAGTTTTGCCATAGTATAAACTGACTAGACTGTTATTTTACTATTTAGCTGATGTCCTCACCACCTGCCTGAGCAGAGGTTCCTCTAAATGCTTCCCAATAGTGAACCTGAAGTTCTACGGTAAACTCCTGAATAGTATCAGTCGTCTCGTAGCTCAGATCAATCGTAGAAATATTGGTTGGGAAGATATCCCAGAACTTGTAAGATCTGAGAACAGAACCATCACGATCCAGTTGCTTGACAATAGCATCCTTTTGATAGTCAACAGGATTTGTAAGTCCAGTTGCATCAGTCATTTTGTTGATTGAATTCATCCACTTTTCAAAAGCAGAACGAATAGAGAAATCAACATCATTGATGACAGTGATTGTCCAAGTTTCAAATGTTCTATCTCCGGCAACTTTCAGAACACGACCTCTGAAAGGAATATCAATATTAGCAATCGTAGAGGCAGGCAGTGCTGCTGCCTTTACGAGAAATCTTGCTTTTTGAAGAACATCATTATCAATAGCAACCGCATCAGGGAATGCTAATTCAACTTCAAATAGATTGGGTCTTGCACCACCACCAGATAATCTGCTTTTAAAATCACTGATCGTTCTTACTGGTGAGGTATTACGTTGTTGGCGACTAGGCATTTTTCTTTAAACCTCTAAATTAAACGTTACCGATAACTTCTTCAAATGAAACACCAGTTCTGGTGGCAACAAATGTAAGACCAATGAAGTTGATTGATCTTGCAGGTTTGATGTAAATATCTGCCACAAACTCATTATTATCTATAATTGCGGCAGTGTTATTTGTTTCATCACAAATAACAACATAATCTTGAATACCTCGTTTTGCCTGAACATCACGGAGGAATGGTTCAACAATGTTTACAAAGTTGGTTCTTGTGATTTCATCATTGAACTCAAAAAGTTGATCTCTTGCAGCAGCAGAGATTGCATCTTCAAGATAGATGAACAAACGACGAACGTTGATTCTATCAAATGCTGATGCCTTAGAAAGTCCAGTCTTATCACCGAAGAGAACGATTCCACCACCAGGAGAAACAATAACTGGATTAACTCTTGCAGAATACAATCTATCTCTTTGTGTCTGAGAAGGATTATAAGTCAGTTTGACTGCGTTGAGGATTGCACCTCTTGTAGTTCCAGCAGGTGAGAACCATGGGAAGTTGTCAATGTCATTGCGAGCACAAAGTCCGGCAATATCACCGTTCAGTGGAATATAACGGAATGTATTTGCAAATCTATCAAACATATACTTGTATCCACTATCGAATACTGCATATGAAGATGATGTAACTTTAGAGTAGTACTCTAATACATTATCGGTGATGGTTTCATCATTATTAACCGTTACAGATCCAGCATCGGTATCCGTGAGGAATGCTCCTCTGTATGGTGAAACAAATGCCAGTGCATCCTTTCTTATATCAGCAACTGCAATCAGTTTATTTGCAAGTGCTGCTGACATATCCGAAGAATAGTTTGCAGACCCCATAATCAGGAAGTCGATTGCATATGTTTCGGTATTTTCAAACAGTGCATAACCAGTTGATAACTTACTTACATCTGAAGCAAGTGCTCCTGATTCTGTAATGGTTTCTCCACCATTATAGTTCTTGCCACGAGTAAGAACTAAGTTTTTATCTCCAGATCCGTTAAAGATAACTCCTTCTGCCTCTTGATCCCATGCTCCACCACTTTGAGTTACACGAGTAAATCCTGAAGAATATCCAATTGGAGTTGTTCCTGCAGGTTCATCTCCACCAAAAATGTATGCCGAATTGCTCTTCAGATAAGATCTCCAGTAAGAAGGTGATCCAGCAGAGAACTCTGCATCTTTTGCCTTTGAAAGTCCTAAGTGCTTCTCAAGAATTGTTCCTGCGTTTCCGGTGACTTTACCATCACCATCGATAACTACAACGTGAACTTCATCAAATCTTCCACCTCT